CCATTGGTGATATTAGCAGCTAACATATTCGGGATAAAAGAAAAGCAAGTAATGTCAAAGAAAAGAACAAGGATTTTCGTGCAGGCAAGAACAGCGATAGCATCGATATTAAGATTAAAATACAATATGACCCTAGCAGGCATCGGAAGGACAATGGGAAAAGACCATACAACGGTAATACATATGCTAAAGAACCATCATCACGACATTGAATGGGATGAACTGTATAGAAAGAGATATTTACAAATAGAAAAACTACATACGTGCTAGAATTTAAAACATATTACTACCCCTTTTCATTCGATGAGCCTGAAGCAATTAAAACAATAGTGGAGGTTCACAAGGATGGTGATTGTATCGAAACTGAAGAATTTACGTATATTTTAGAAGAAAAAGAGCTTGATGCTTACAAACAATTTAAAAGAGAATACCATGAAAATAGTTACTAAAAAAATCGGTGACCTGATAGAAGCCGAATACAATCCAAGACAACTTACTAAAGAGCAGTTCCAACAGATAACAGATAGTATTAAAAGGTTTGGCATCGTTGACCCTATCATAGTAAACAAAAACAAACAGAGGAAGAACATAATAGTAGGAGGACATCAGAGGGTAAAGGTTGCAGGAAGTTTAGGCTTTAAAGAAATACCCTGTGTAGAGGTGGACTTAACACCTGATAAAGAAAGAGAGCTGAATGTCAGGCTTAACAAAAATACAGGTGAATGGGATTGGGATGAATTGGCTAACCACTTTGATGTATCAGAGCTTATTGATTGGGGATTTAATGATAAAGATTTAGCTTTCTTTGATTTGGATGGCATGACAGATGATAATATACATAATAAATTAACTGATAATTTCCTTGTTCCTCCATTTAGCATATTAGATACAAGGCAAGAATATTGGCAAGATAGAAAAAGAGAGTGGAAAAGCTTAATAGGTGATAATGGTGAAAGTAGAGAAAACACATTAATGGGAGATTCACAAAAAGGGTTAAGCGATATAAAAGATGGTATAGGGGTTAATTATTTTAATAGTGCTTCAATTCTTGACCCTGTATTGGCAGAATTATCAAATTTATGGTTTGGTGTAAATAAAGGAAAAAGTTTTGATTGTTTTGCAGGTGATAGTGTTTTTGGATATGTGAGTGATTATTTAGGTAATAAGTTTACAGGCATAGAGTTAAGGCAAGAACAAACAGATTTAAATAACAAAAGGCTAAAAGGAACAGAAAGTAAGTATATTTGTGATGATGGGCAAAATGTATTAAAGCATATAAAAGCAAATACACAAGATTTATTATTTAGTTGCCCTCCTTATTTTGATTTAGAGGTATATAGCACATTAGAAAATGATGCAAGCAATCAAAAAGAATATAAAGATTTTATAAAAATATTAGATAAAGCATTTAGTGATAGTATTAAATGTTTAAAAAACAACAGATTTGCCGTTATAACAATATCAAATATAAGAAACAAAAAAGGGTTTTATTATAATTTAGTAGATGATGTAAAAAACATATTTATTAAAAATAATATGCCATTATATAATGATATTATATTAATAGAACAGTCAGGAACAGCTGCTATTAGAGCATCAAGAAACATGAAAAATAGAAAAGTTTGCAAAACCCATCAAAATATATTAGTATTTTATAAAGGAGATACTAAAGAAATTAAAAACATATATCCAAAACTAGATTTAATAACAGATGAAAGCCAAGATGTATAACCATAGTCAATGGATAAAAGAAACTAATTCACAAATATTAAAAGAAAATTATACATTAATATTAGAGAAAAGTGGTTTTAATATTATTGATAATATAGAGCATTATTTTAATCCATTTGGCTATACATCATTATTTTTATTATCAGAAAGTCATTTAGCAATACATACTTTTCCTGAAGAACAGACAACGTATGTTGAGTTAAGCAGTTGTGTAGAAAAGCCTTTTATTAAATACAAAGAATTATTAAATAAAAAACATATTTAGTATATGCCTAAACTGTCAAATACTGACATATTAAAAAAGCAGATTATAAAAGCACTTGAGCAGAGTCTTGGAGTGGTGACTGTTGCCTGTAAGAATGTGGGCATAGCAAGACAAACCTTTTATGAGTGGTATAAAAACGATGAGGACTTTAAAAAGGCTGTTGATAGCATTGAAGATATTGCCCTTGACTTTGCAGAGAGCCAATTACATAAACAGATTAAGGATGGCAATGTAACGGCAACAATATTCTATTTAAAGACCAAAGGAGTAAAGAGGGGATATGTAGAAAGGCAAGACCATAACATCCATTTACAACCATTTACACATATAGAGATAGAGCAGAAGTTTGATAACTATGAAGAAATTAAGCCTGAAGATAACGGACATATTTCAAAAGAATCTGGAAGCAAAGAATGATATCGTAATAAATAGAGGGGGAACAAGGTCATCAAAGACATTCTCCCTTTGTCAGTTGATGTGTTCAAAGCTTATAGGTGAGGAGAATAAAAAGATTATCATAGCCCGTAAAACATTCCCAGCTTTAAGACATTCAGTATATAAAGATATGATTGATATGCTCAAGGAATATAAGATATATGAGCTGGGTACTCATAACAAATCAGAGCATACATTCACTTACCATTACACAAAGAGCCAGATAGTATTCCTTTCTGTTGATGATGCCCATAAAGTCAGGGGATTAGAATCTAATTATGTATGGCTCAATGAAGCTGATTCATTCACTTATGAGGACTTCAATCAGTTGTATTTAAGGCTATCAAGAAAAAGTGAAGATGGTAAGCCTAACAAGATGTTCTTGGACTTTAATCCATCTGATATGTATTCATGGATTAAAACAGAGCTGGAAGATAAAGGCAGGGCAGAGGTTATTAAATCAAACTACCTTGACAACACATTCCTTGATAAAGAAACAGTAAGGAGGATAGAATACATGAGAGAGAATGACCCCAACTTCTGGCGCATCTTTGGTCTTGGGGAGTGGGGAGAGATTAAAGGGCTTATCTATAATAATTGGAAAGCTACTAAAGAGATGACAGAGAGCTATGATTGGCGGTTCTTTGGATTGGATTTCGGATTTACAAACGACCCATCATCGCTTATAGAAATAAGGAAGTCAGGGCAACATATCTACATTCAGGAACATATATATCAAACAGGGCTAACAAATTATGATTTAATAGATAAAATGGTTCAGACTGGTATCGTTGATGCAATAATTTATGCCGATTCTGCCGAACCAAAATCTATCGTTGAAATTAATAAAACCAAAAAAGCTAGGGATAACAGGATTAGGCTAGTGCCATGTACCAAAGGCAGGGATTCAGTAAAGCATGGCATCAATCTGGTCCAGCAACAGAACCTATTGATACATCAGGACAGCCACAACATAATGAAAGAGATAAGAAACTATAAGTGGCAAGAGAAGAACGGTGAGATGATTAACGCACCTATAAATGCAAAGGGTGACCATGCCCTTGATGCCTTAAGGTATGCTATAACGGGAGCAATAGGAATGAGAAAAACAGTCAGAGCATTTGGATAAGATATACAACAAAGATTATAATTGGGATATTGATTTAGCTTTTGGTGAAGTCGGAGAGCAGAACCTATACAAGATATTAAAGGATAGTAAGATAGAGGTTAAGAGGGATAGGATAGCACTTAAAACAGGCAATCTTGCAATAGAATATGAGCAGAATAATAGACCAAGTGGAATAGCTATAAGTAAGGCTGATTATTGGTGTTACATATTCACTAAAGACAATGAAGATAAAGTATTAATAATACTGCCCATTGAAAGACTAAAGGCAATAGCTAGGAAATATTATCTATTAGGAAACACTAAAGACTGTGGCGATAATTATAACAAAATCATATTAATCCCCGTACAAGATATCTTTGATGATAACACTTGATGAGATAGAGAGGCGGTTCAATGAAATGGATATCCCAGAAATACCGATAGCGATAAGGGGTGGTATTATCAACAACCCTAAAATGTTTATATTATCACATATTTCGTATATTCGTGGCAATCCAAAGAACAAGACATTTAGACCTTATTATGACAGGCTTTTATACTTATTAGATTACCTTGATGAAAAACAAAAGTAAGCTTTACGCCATATATCAAATGATAGCAGAATCAAGGGAGCATAAATGTACGGGGTGCGGTAGGTATTCTGGTCAGGTAGCACTATCACATAGCCATATTATCAGCAGGGCTAAAAGACCAGACCTGACTTGTGAATATGACAATATCACTTACCATTGTTTGAGTGTAGGTGAACACACAGGATGCCATGATATTTGGGAACATGGCACAGTAGATGAGAAGAAGAAGATGTTTGATTATGAAAATAATATGTCGTATATTAGGCGCGTTGATGAAAGCCTATACAACAAACTACGAATCAAAGAAATTGACAGTTGAATTTCAGTCTATATGCAGAGGAATGTTAGAAATACACAAGAGGGGGGACAAAGTGATATATCAATGGATATGGCGGTAACAATAGAAACTACAATCGGAACAATCAGGCTATTATGAAAGACGCATTAAGGCTTATGTTCACAAAACTATGGGCAAAGAGGCAAGTGCATAAAAACAAAAAGAAATACAATCGTAAATTAAAACATAAAAACAATGGCAAAGAGTAAAAAAACAAAAGTAGAAGAAGCAGTAGAAGAAATAAAAGAAGACCTTACAGCATCATATCACGAGATGTGTTCAGAGCTGGGCAAGAAAGCCACAGTATTTCAAAGGGAAAGCAAGGTATCAAGCGCAAAGCATCTTCGTAATGCAATACGTGCTATCAGGTTCGTCATCGAGGAACTAGAGAAGTAATGTATAAATACATCAGAGAGGATAATA